GCCGAAGTAGCCAGAGTCATGGTCTTAGCGGATACCGAATTCATGGAACGCATGAAAGCTTCCATAGCATCTTCGCCACCTGCCATGATTGCTTGCAGGTCTTCTTTCTTAACCGCTTCCGCAAAGTTAATCTGGCCTACAGCTTTGGCAATGTTCTCTGGATCCATGTTGAAGATTGCGCCAGGATTAAACTCTGGAGCTTCACCTTCTTTCTTAGCGTTGGGCTGCCAGAGATCTTTGAACTTGTCAATGCCTACTGGAGCAGCATTAAGATCCGGGGTAGCTGGATCAGCCTTGAGACTTGGATCAGCTACTTGTTGCTGCTGGCCATTGGAAGTCTGCTGTTGTGGTTCCGGGGCCTTAGCTCCCATGCGAAACATATCCATGATGCTCATGATTATTACCTATGTGAGTTATTACAAGGGAGTGTTACGGGGGATTATTGCTGCCTATCTTCCTGCTCTTGCGCAAGTGTCTCAGCTACTACATCAGCCCGCGCAAGTAAGGTCTTCAGGATATCAATCTGGCCCTTAGTATATGCCAGTTTCTTTTGAGCATCAAGAGATAATTGATCTGCTTCTAGCGCCACGGAAACTATCTCTTCCGCAGCAGCTGAGATGAGATTCTGAATACCAGCAACCTGCAAATCATTATAAGTAAACGCTTGCAACTCTTCCTCAGGCAGCAGGTCGAACGCAATAAAGGAACTCATCTTAGAAGGTTTCATTGGGTAACTCCTGGTGCCTGTGCTTGACCTTGTTGCTCAGTAGCAGACTGGATGATCCCAGACATCTGGCTGAGAATAGTAGGGCTGTTCGGAGTAGTTGCAGCACCAGGAGTAAGCGGCTTAATACCTGGAGTATAGCCGAACTGCTCAGGGGTAGGTTGCGGCAGAGTTCCCAAAGCTTCCTGCAATTGCTCAGGAGTCATAGCAGCTGTGCTAAGTTGCTCAGCCAGTGCTCCAATTGCTCCCTGCCATTGTGCTACTGCTTGCTCGTAAGCAACTTGTGGCGCTGGCTTCTTGAACTGTGCTAGCTTAAGCCCTGAGCTCTGGAACATGTAAGCGAACATATCACCTACATTGTACTCAGCTCCAATCTGCTGGTTCGCTGCCAGAAACTGTGTAGCACTAGCAAGTACCTCGCCATTAATTAGCTTAGAGCTAGGCTCCAAACCATCAGACACCTTAAGTGTCAAGTTAGCTTTGCGCAGCATAACTGGATCAACAGTTACCATCCGCTCACTGTCACGATTATATAGGGTCGTGCCACCCTGATACTGCAAGATGTTACTTTTCACGATCATCTTAATTGGACGGAAAAAGTTACCTTCCAGAGTCAGCGCCAGGGTCTGATCCCGGCCATTAGCATTGCCCATTACCTGATCGAACTGCTGGTTAGTCTTGTTACCTTTTACAAACTGGCCTTGGCGAACTGGGTTAAGTCCGCTGATCTCGTTAGCCATGGAGCGATAAGACTGAATCTCTGCCATGTTAATCTGGAATTGGTCATCCCGGAACGGAATAGCGTAAACTGCTTTGCTTAGTTCCTGCTGGTAAGCACTTGGCCGTACTGGGATCTTAGCAGTTGGCGAATCATTGTTAATGGCACCAGCACTTACTCGGCTAGGATCAAACAGCATGCGGTCCGAGATGGCACGACGACGGCTAGCAATCGAGGAATTACTCAGCGCAGTGGTGATCTCTTGTATAGGCTGGATGTTCTTAGCAAACGACTTAGTTTGGTAACCCAAGCCATCATCCAGCGGCTGGCTGAGAATGATCGGAATCAAGTTATGCGCATTGGTCAGGCGCTCAGCGTAAATTACTACTTGGTTATTTACGATGATGAACTTCCACACTTGCGGAGTATTCTGTGCTGGCAGGCCTTTGAAGCCAAAGTCACTTGGCAAGATCCGCGCATAAAAGGTAGTTACCTGATACACATCCTTATATTTAGTCTGGCTACTGTCCTGACTAAATCCCATCCAGCGTACCCAGTTGGTACCGTTCATTACATTGAGATCTACAACTGCCTCAGGGTTAAGCTGAGGGGCAAAGAAACCATTATTGCCTGTGCTAACCACTGAGCTAATAGGAGCATTGAACCCTGACTCTAACGCCTCAGTCATATTAATCCGAGATGGCAGGGAAGCTACAAATGCTTTCAGAGCAATCAAGCTCATGATCTCATTGTAACCAGCGTACTCTCCTTTAGCCGCTACATCCTTAGGCAATACACGGGTGTCCCAGAATGTATTATACAGATCCAGACGACGTAACTTGTTACCTTCCCAGAGTACCTCAGATGGCCGACCTTCTTGGCCACCCTTAAACGAAACATCGGTACTAAGACTATAAGTTACTTCCTTATCCCAGCTTACTTCCATGGCCATCAAGTTATATTTGAAACCGTCACGGATAGCTGTAAGGCATTCTTGTACCCAGTTACCATGGTCCTGCTGCTCACCAATGATAGTATCCATCTGCGCCGATTGCTCAGCGAACTCTGGCACACTCACACAGGAGAAGATTGGGTAACCTGTAAGGAACACTGATTGCTGGTAAGTTACAGCCGACTCTACTTGCGGCTGGATAACTGGCAGTACAATGTTCTGAAACTTGGTTGCATCACCAGCACGATTGGCTGCTTTAGCTTTAGCTTGCTCTTCCGTGAAATCAGTCTCACGCATATAAGCTAAGTCAATGGATCGCATCTGATCCCGGATGTTCCACTGGCTAAGGTGCAAACTAGCCGTATTGCGCAGGAAGTCAATAATAACTCTCTGCGATTTCTCTGATGGCGTATATGGAGTCATGATAACTTCCTGTGAGTTAGAACGAGGAGTTTTGCTGTTCCGAGTAATTTGTTTCTAAGCCTTCGAACTCTTGTCTGCCCTCTACTGTGGAGATCCGCAGCAGTTCCCCTAGCTCCTCAATTACCCGAGGTGCATAAGTAAGACAGTCCAGGATTCCGTCAGTGTTGGTAGTTTTAAGCGGGTTAAAAGCAATGATCTGGCTGTGAACTTGTGCTCTGCAACTAGGATGCACATAAGCTTCCCCAGCTACGTAAGACTTAAACCATGTCAGGATTCGCGTGTTCTTACTGAGCTTACCAGAGTAAATTGGCACAAAGTTCAGACCAATCACACCAAGCTGCCTGCAAGTGAAATCGCTCCAGTACTTGAGACTGTATTGGTATGCGTTAGCCTCCAGTACCACAAGTGTGCAGTTCCATTTCATAGCCATCCTAATGGACACCATGATTGCATCACCAGGAGAGTACCGTCCTTCATCTATCTCTCTAGCTACTGGCTTACCATCAAATACTTCAAAGTATGTGGTAGTCACAGCATCCGAGTTAACCTTGTCGTTAGACGGGTCAATTACAATGAAGTTCCCCTGATGTACCTCATCATCCGTATATGGATACTCTTTAAGCTTTGAAAAGTCGACAAGATTATTAAGGCTGGCATTCTCGTCATTGAGTACTTCAGCATTAAAAATATGAGCCTTTCCAGCTTCAGCATCTTTAAGATACTCCAGATACAGCTGCTTAATTGGCTGTAGCTCTTCCCAAAGTGATGTGCCATCTTCTAGTATCCCGCCACAAATGAACTTAGCCCAGTATTTATTATTCTTTAGTTTCTTAAGCAAGCTGTGCGGGGTCGGATACATGTTAGCAATGAACAGTGTCATGCACCCTTTAGGTGACTTAGCTTTCATTGCTGTACCAGTCATCCAGTCTTCTAGATCCTCAGAGACTTTCTGGCTATCTGCGTCCTCTCTAGTCTGCACATCCTCAAATATCATTACATCTGGACGAGCGTTATCTACGTTAAGTCCCCGTACACTACCGCCAGCACCAATGCCAGCAAGGATAATGGTTCGGCCCCTAAAGCCAAACACCTTAAGTGTCATGGTATCTTGTTGCATACCTAAGCGCCAGTCACCAAACACACTCTTGATATTAGGCTCATCCAGCATACCAGCGACATCTCGAAGTATGTTCGCTGCGTGCTTCTCTGTGGCGCTCAGTACTAGGATAAACTTCCTGTCCGTGAACAGAATACAGTAAAGAACAAATAACTTAACCAGAGTTGTCTTACCAAATCCTCGGGGCAAACCTAGTGCCATGTTAGGGAAGTATCTTTGTGGCCCAATCTCTTGTAGCAACCAGGCCCACACACCTAGGAAGATTCTGGACCAACCAAACTCAAATACAGTTGGCATTGCTAGAGCTGATAGGAAATCTAGATCGTTCTTAGCAGCCTCTGCTATCTGAGCTGCATCAGCTGAATTAGTTACTAGGTCTTGGTTTATCTGGGAACTCATGTATGTTACTCCTGACCGCGCATCCAGACCTCCCGAGCTTGCCGCTCGAGCTAGCCTACTTCGGCCTCCCCTAAGATCAACCAGCCGCTACGGGCTTCGCCCTTCGCTAGGCATGGTTGACTTAGTGCTATCGGCCTTCGCAGTCAAGCCCTATCGGCAGCACGGTAACGGCCTGGCCGCGCTTTCCCTTACTTAGAGATCATCTGCAGTAATCGCTGCTTTAGCTTCATAGCTGCGTCTAAGTCCTTTTGAAGCAACTTCTGGAAAGCCTGATTGTTGGATTCTCTTGGATGCCTGCTCAATGAGATAACTGGCGCTGCTTCCATCTTCCCCGCT